CTCTACCAAAACATAGTCACCATCAACCCCAGTTGCCGTTGGTACGGTGCCGACGCCAAGCACCTTCACCCCAGAGCGCTGAATCGCAAGTAGCGAGTTCACCATTGGCCCGCGATCCGAGGAGGGGAGGTCTGGAACCCACCGCCCTGCCAAGAAACGAGAAGCACAACCGCGAGGCCCGCCAAGAGCAGACTGAAGTCTGCACGCAAGCAACCCACGCGCTCTGAGACGCGGTACCGCACCAGCGGAACCGCACGCAGCAACAAGTGCTACGCCCTCCATCGTAGCCAGCGCCTTACCACGGGCGCAGGCCTCCAAGGCACGCACAGCGACGGTGCGCTCCTTGGGGTCTTTATCCATCATCCCGAGAAGGAGGTCTCGTCGGGAAGCGACTCCAACAGTCGGCTGGCGGGCAAAACGCAGTGAAACCAGGAACACGGCGAGGGTGAAAAAGGCAGTTGCACCGAACGAGAACCTGAGAAACTCAAGCCCGACGGGACGAACACACCCAGACACCAACACGCCGCAGGCCCCGCCCCCAGAAAGGGAGACCCACGGACGGTTAACAGCGACAGGAAGACCCACCCACAAAAAGGGGTAGACCACCAACCACCGAACAGAAACCGAAGGCCCTCGCACGACCTGTTTTCCCAAACGGAAAAACCGGCCACGGACAGAGACCACCTGGTTACCCCCATCGTAACCAACGCCACCTAACCAGGAACCTAGAACGAGTGAACAACAGTCCACAGGAAACCAGAAAACCTCCACTGCAAGGCTCAGCGCGGCAGAGGTGAGCACTTTGAGTTGCTGCTCAGCAACAGAGAGAAACCAGGCCATGGCCCAACTCAGAAGAGAAGACCACAGACAAAGGAGAACAACCCACAAGCTGACGGACGGGGGGTACCCGGCGAGAACAGACCGAACGAACTTCACCAACCACCACACAAAGGTGGAGCTCCAGGTGCTCACAGCAGTGGGCACCCAGAGACCGAAAGGCTTGTGAGCTGGCGACGGCAAAGCGAACCAAGGTTCAGCCGAAGGGAACCAGCGGAAGACAATGTCCCACAACGAGACATCATACAA